GATTGATGTTCCTTCACTACTTCCTGTTGTGTCGTTTACATCTACAACCATAAGCAAGTCACCACTACCTGTCTGTTGTTCTAATGCTGTCTTGTCGGTTAATCTTTGTCCCGCCATAATTTAATTTTTTAATATAGTTTTTTAATCTCTTAAAATTCTCCTTACTCGAAGGATATTTTCTTCTTTTAACAGCCATAGATTGTAATATCTGCACCCTGTAAAAAGTTTTTTACTCTATTACTTCGTGTAATATTGGTGTCTAAGTTAATACCAGAATAATAATTATTTGTTGTTGGGTCTAAGTCAGCACCAGAATTAGTTGAATATTCTGGAAAAGAACTTGTATTATTTCTTATATAATCAATCATTCGCTGTCTATAAAATTCTGCTGCATTTTCTGCTGTATCCATTACAGGTCTTAAATCCTCATAAGAAGCACTACTAGATTGGTCTGTTGCCCCCATTACAACCACAGCATTATTAACAAATCTTAATCGCAAATATGGAACTAATGAAACAAAAGAATATTGCACTAATGCAGGTTGTATATAATCTTCAACAAGTGTTTTATATGCACCTGATAATGAACCAGCTTGAATATCGGCTTTTAATTTAGTATCAAGGTCAGTTCCTAATATTGGTAATATATTCATATCTTGTGCTAACAAAATATAAGGCATAACCAAATCGTCTGAAACAGAACCGCCAATTGCTGAATCTTTTTTTAATCGTGTTGAACTTATATAAAGTGTGTGTTGTATCGCCATAATTTAAACATCTTGAACATTCCTGTTTGTATAATCTATATTTATTTGTTTTCCTGTTCTGTCTTTTACAGAAGTTTTTGTTTTCATTGCTGTATAAGCTTGTTTAACAGGATTTTTATCTGTGTCACCAACAGCCATAGCAAACTCAAATTCTACTACATCTATTGGTGTTTTGTTATTAGTTCTTGCTGAAGCATTATGAAACACTTCTGCAAAAGCTGTAGCCGTTGACCTTTTAGTGTTATAAATTATTTTATAAACTTTATGGTATGCACTACTAGATGTAATGCCTGTTGAACTTGTAAATGTGTATTGTAAAGCCATATTTTTTTTATTTTATTTAACACCAGGATAATGCCCTTGATTAGGCATATTAACTGGTGCTGTTACCGCATCTTTTATTCCTCTTGGTTTTGGTGTGTAACTTTTAGGAATGTTATCTGTTTTTTTATAATCGTCCATACTGTCTGCATCTTTTAATTCCGTTCCTTCTTTTAATCTATATAATATTACCTTCCAGGCATGGCGGCAATAAACACCACCTTTAAATTTAAATAAATCGTATGGTCGCCCTTTGTGTCCTAATTGTCTATTAACACCCTCACGACTTGCTTTGTCAATATCTTCTAATCTATATACAAACCCCGCTCTAGCTAATCGCATCATATTTTTGCAGAATGTTCTTGTTGATTTACTTGGTTTTCTACTCTTTTTTATATATTTAAATCTTACCCTATAATAAGATTTGTCTAATGAACTTGGTAAATCTTCTTTGCTTCTTATTTCATCTGCAAAATTTTCTTTTTTCTTAATTAATTCATTTGCCCATTCTTCGTAATCTTCTATTAATCCTTCGTCTTGTTCGTCTACTATTTCCCAAACTTCATCGTCTATTTTTTCACCTTTAAGGTTATTAAATAATTCATCAAATTCATCGTCTGATAAATCTTTTCTAACATTCTCTATTTCTTCAACTTTTTTTTTTGCCCAAGATTGACCTGCATCACCGCCCCATAATGCCCAAGCAATTCTTCCAGCTGACGGAAAACCTTCTTCACCAGGATTAAATCCCTCTGCTTTTTTATCTACTTCGTGTCTTGCAAAAAAGCTGTTCATTCTTTTAATTGTATCTAATGATAAATTATCACCGTTCTTAATATTTCTTGCTCTTGCAACAGCAACCATTGTTCCGCCCCTGTCGTGTTCTTTTCTCCATTCTAAACCCTTTTCAGCTTCTTCAATCATACCTTTTGTTGGCTTAGTGTCTATATCTTGTAAATCTTTAAATTCTTGCTTTAAATTGTCAGCATCAATATCTTCTTTTGTAACACCTTCTTTTTCTTGTTCTTCTTCGCTTTGTGTCTTTGTAACTTCTAAATTAATGAAATCTGCTGGTTTAAGGGTTTTAAAGTATAAATCAAGGTTTATATCATTAACTTTAAATATCTTACCTAAACCCTTTAAAAGTGTGTTTTGGAATGGAATAATAACCGTGTTATTAAATAAGCTGTAAGCATCTCTAAGTTCGTCAGCATTATTACCTAAACCGCCACCCTCTGACCGTATTCCAAATAGAATCGGACTTGTAACTCTGTGTCCTGCTAAAATCTGATTAACAGCTTGTTTGCTCATTCCTTCCCAAGCACTCTGTGCATCATTCATTTGTATTGGTTCTATTGTTGGTGTTGTTTCTTTACCATCATTAAAGGTAATAAGTATTTTACCTGCATTTCCTGAACCTGCAAATTTAGAATTTAATTGTCGTTCAATTGTTCTTCTTTCTTCTTCTGTTGGAACACCATTAGAAAAACCAATGTGCATTGATGGTGTCATTCCACTTGTAATATTAGATAAATGAAATTGTGCTATTTCTAGCTCCATTTGAATCCAATCTGTCGCTGCAACATAATCAGGAGCAAATCCATAAAATAAAGCTGGATTTTTATCTCTAATCATTAGAATCTGACTTGCATTAGTCCTATCTTCTGTTGAAAAAGCTTTATAAGGAATAGGACGATATTCAGGTTTTTTACATTTTGACCAATCTGAACTATAATAATATGTGTCAACTTCACCATCTATCATTTTACCTGAACGGATATATTGTGCAGGAATGTGTTTCATTTTAGCTATCTTACTTCTATCTCTTGACCATATAACATTAACATAACAACCACCGAATAGCTTTAAATCCATTGCTAGGTCTTTTAAAACATCGTCATCTGAATTGTGTAATAATTCTGTTAATCTTAAATATGATTCTTTGGTATCTGTGTTGTCATCTACATTTGTAGCCTCAAGTCCTTCACCATATATCATTGCACCAATTGATTTAACTAATGCACCGTTAATTGCACTTCCTAAAAATAGTTCTAGTAGATAATTAGGATAAAGGTTGTCATCTCCAAAGCTAATCCAATCTTGATTAGATTTTTCTACTAAATGAGGAATGTTGTAATGTGATAATTTTACTAAATTTAAATTCATAATTAAAATGTTATATAAACAGATTCCGTGTCAGAATCATTAGTTGTGTATTCGCTATATGTTACAGGTGCAGCATCACTAGCTGCTGTCAAATTCATTAAGCCATTCCATATTTTAGTCAAACCTGATGGGTCTAAATTTACAGCGGAGCTATTTTGATATATTGTAACATCATAAAATCCCAAAGGATAATCGGTGCTACCCAAAAAAACATTCCCAGATGAAAGGTTTTCGCTTGATTGTGATGAAGTCACTAAAATCAATAACCAAACATATCTATCTTTATTAGCATAGTTTGTTGGTGCTATAAAGGTTTTAGATTTTCCAGTTAATTGGCTAGTTACAGTTACTAACACAGCATAACTTATGTTTGTCATTTCATCATACAAATTTAAGTATGTTGAGCAAACACAGGTTGCACTATCATTTCTAGTAAATTGTATCATTCTTCTGTAAAGTATTTATTAAATTCTTTTGGTATTTGCTCTTTAATCAACTGTAAATTATCTTGTGAAAAATTATGAAAAAAAACATCTTTGTATTTATCTCTTAAAACTATCATCCTTTTTCTTCTTTTTTGGTTTTTCTTCTACAAATAAGCTATTTCTAACACTTTCATTTAAACCCAATATTTGCTTTTGTGTTAATTCATCTAATGGAATGCTTAAGCTGTCAATGCTTTTACCTTCCCATTCTTTTTTTAATTTCCAAGCCATAGTGTTTTATTATAAATATAAAAGTTAGTTAATTGTTTTTATTTAAACAAAAAAAGGGACATAAGTCCCTTTAATTTGTTGAGTAGAGTAACGATTAAGTCCCTACTGTAATTGTCAAATTCGCTTCATCTGTAAGTCCGTCAAATGGATATTTTGCAGTTGCAGGACCTGCACTTGCAGCTAATTGAATTAAAGCATTTTTTTCTTGTGCAGCCCACTCAATAGTATAACCATTTTGGTCGCCCATTGCAGTTCCAGTAATAACAGTTCCGCCTGACACATGACAACCGTGGTCAATACCTAATAAGAATACATTATCGTTTTGGTCTTGAACAAAAATTTGACTTCTTGAATAAGCCATTAATCTTAATTCGTTTGTCATATCGTGGTCAATTTTCTGTAAAACTACTGACAATGTTTGCTCAAAGAATGTTGTTCCATTAGCATTGTCAGAATTAATATTTACAGTCATAGAACTTAAATTAGGAACTAAATCATATTTAAAAACTTCAACAGTTCCTCCACAGCAAGA